TATATGAATTGATAGAGCCGCCTTGGCGATACCTACTGGAAGCACATATATTAAGGTAATCAATGAAAATAATATCAGGTCTAAATGACTTCTTAAGTGCAAGTTCATTAAGAAGTGCTTTAAAGTGTCCACTGTGTGCACTCGCAGTAGGGTACTCTTTAATAATTAGTGACCCTTGAGTTTTCTTTGCAAGACTTGTGACTTTGTTTTCAAACATTCCTTTAGGAAGATCTGTCAAGTCTTGAATAGGAACATTCAATAAGTTTGCGTCAATTCGTTCAGCAATTTTCTCTTCTGCCATTTCCATTGTAATGTACAGAACGTTCCGTCCTTGGAGCAAGACGGAGCTAGCCATGTGGCACATGAATAGAGACTTGCCGACGCCTGTACCAGCAAGCGCGATATTAAGAGTTTTGTTAGGGAGCCCGCCTTTTGTGATCTTGTTAAAGTATTCGAGATCAAACGGTATCTTGTCTTCCTTTTTATGGTAGAACTCATATCTTTCTTCGTAATTGAGTAGGTAATCATGACCGATATTATTGTCAAACGATACTGCGAGAGCATCAGATAAGATACTAGGAATAGCATCTCTACTTTTTTCTTTACTTCCACCATCAGCAATACCGATGGATTCCATAAGTGCCAGGTAGATGGCACGGTCACGACACCACTTTTCAGTAGTGTCAACTAACCATTGTTGATCCACTGGAGAATCATTTAGATCTAAAGTCAAGTCCCTAGTTTCCTTGACTTCAGTTTCATTGAGATCAGTTCTATTCTCAATCTCAATTGATAATGCTTCCGTTGTAATAGCGGAACCATATTTCACAATGAACGAAGCAATCTCCTCAAAGATAACCTTATCGGAGCGTTGGTCAAAATAATCAGGTTGGATGAATGGAATTACTTTGCGAGAATACTCTTCATTGAAAACAAGGTTTCGCAGAATAGTTGTCTCAATTCGTTCCATAAGAGTAAATTTCTTTTGCAATAGTGTCTAGTTTTTCCATCACCTCTGGAGTGAAGTATGTGTCAGGGTCTTTGAGGATTGCTTTGGCGTATACTTTTTTGCCATCCATCTCATATCGACCTGCGACATTTTTCCAGAGACCGCCAAGTTCACCGAGTTCAAGAAGACCATAATAACGATCAAGACCACGCTCATCGTAATAAAGACGTACCGTAACATCCTGGTTCTCCTTACTTAAACGCGACTTAGCAGTCTTTGCCTTGATAAGGTTTCCAACAATTTCTGTTCCATCTTTCTCCTTTTTCTTACTAAGGTGAATAATCGTGGACGCCGCATATTTAAGACCAGAGCCGCCACCCATCTCTTTGGTTGGAACGTATGCACCGATGACATCGTAAGTGTGGTTAGTAACAATCATTGGAATGTTTGCTTGACCCAACTTGAGTGTGAGCATACGGAAAGCACCTTTGATAAGTTGGGATTTGGTCATGTCCCGAACTTGTTTGTCGTTTAGTGCGTCAGTAATCTCTTTCTCAGTGGAAAGCATCCCTAGAGAGTCTAACACAAACATCACTGGTTTGCGTTCATCTTCAGGTTTTTTTAGATAAAGATCAACTGCTTTGAGTGCCTTGCTACGGAACTCTTCAACAGTCACAACATTGACCACTACCACATGGTCGAGAGGTAGTCCACGACTTGCGAGAAGAGACTTATTAACTGCTGCCTCAGTGTCAAAATACAGACAATAACCGTCAGGATTACTGTCAAGGAAATTTTTAACGACAGCGAGAGAAAAGAAAGTCTTGCCAGTAGAAGACTCACCAGCAATGGCAGTAATCTTATTGCCAGATACGCCGCCAAAAATACTGCCAGAAACAAGTGCGTTAAAAATGTACGAACCCGTATCAACATATTTCTCAGCATCATCAATGTCCGCTGCAAGTTTGGTGTAGTCATCACCAATCTCTTTTACAATTTCTTTTAGAAAGTCCATTACCCAAAAAAGAGTTCAAGGTTTACAGTTTTTTCAACATTCCATCCAATCGCATCAAGAATGGACTTGAGTGGTTCGACAAAACTCTTTTCAAATTGTAGGTCATAGTCGATATACTTGTCAAGTCCAAGTTCATGTGGAAAGTCTTGGATGAATGAGATAACATTCTCTTGAATAATATTCGGTTTCTTCAAGTAAAGGAACTTGATCTTCTCACCGTTATTAATAAGTGAATATTTATTGGTCAGTTTCTTCTCCTTCAAATAGTGGTTGTAAAGGAGAGCACCACGACAGTGAATGGGAGTCCCCTTGGAATAAATGTCAGCATGAGAACGATACTTCACGACATCAGATACAGAACGAGGAAAAGCAATCTCTTCAGGAGGAAGTTCTTTGAACTTGACCCGACACTTGTCAATGAAGTCAATAACATCTTCTTCAGTGCCGTTCATCATCAGTTTCAGACCATCTTTAATCATGGTCCGACAAGGAGCAGGAGTTGATGACTTCACTGCTTCGATACCCATCATCTTTAGTTTGGGTTCATCGTAACGAACACCTTCACTGTCCCATACGTTGAGGATGTATCGCTTCTTAGCAGTCCAGATGCCACGTTCAGCGATGTTCTCACGCTTCATGAACATCTTCTGGTCATAAGCATTTACGTAGGTCGCGAGTTCTTCATAGCAACGGTCAATATACTTTTCAAGTTCCATCTCACACACCTTATTAAGGAACGTGACAACGCCTTCAGTAGTTTTCTCTCTTCCCTGGTATACACTTTCAACCAGAGGACCCATATTAAGATAAATGGAATCGGTATCAGAAGCAATAACATAATCAACAGCGTCAGTTTTCAATACCTTGTTCAGGTATTTGTTCATCCGATTCTCAATCCAACGGATAGAGACTTGACCAGAAAGCGTAATCGCCTCCGCATTGGCCAGTTTATAGTACCTAAAGTACTGGTTACCAATAGCACCATATGCAGAGTTGAGTTGAATCTTGCGAGCCATCTGAATGTTGTTGCATCGCGCAATTTCTTTCTCCAGTGCTTTAGTTGGAGTCTTTTCATACTCTTGTTTCGCCTGCAACATCTTCTTCTTATAGATGGTTCGATCCTTATAGATCTTATCCATCAACTCAGGGAGGAACCCACGCTTGTCCTTCCGATACATTGAACCGTTAGCACAAACAGCATTGTCGCTATACAGTTCGAAGTTTATTTCCTCATTAAGGATTCGGTCAACCGTTGCCGCTGGGTGTCGTTCCTCCAGTAGCGTCTCTGGGGAAATATTGTACTGCATAATAAGGTGAGGGTAGAGACTATTAAGGTCAAAACTAACCACCCAATCATACTTTCCTGGAATCGGTTCCTTGACATATGCACCTGCATACTTGGAGTCTTTATCCGAACGAACGATAGGAGGAATAACAATATTCCTCTTCTTCAGATAGTTGTAGATGATAGTATCCCACATACGAACTTGTGAGAACACATCAGCATAGTTCGCTTTCGCGTCATATGCCATAACAATAGCAAGTTCAATGAGTTTCATCTTGTCTTCCATACGGTCAACAAGTTCCACGTCAATGATGTTGTATTCTACAAACTTCTGCCATCCGTTAGTATAGAAGTCTTTGAACGTATCAAACTCGGAGTGATCCAGTTTCTTCTGCCCAAGTTCTACGCTGGCAATGTAGTCCAGACGATAAGACTCTTGTGCTTTGTACGTAAACTTCTTATAAAGATTTAGATAATCAAGTTGGGTAACACCACCAACATCATAAGAAATGTGTTTACGCCCAGCAATATATGTTTCCTTTTCAGTAACAAGTCCCCAAGGAGACATACGCTTCATCAACTTCTCACCAAGAATCCTGTCAATACGTCGCACCAGGTATGGCATATCATACAGTTCACTGTTCCAACCAGTGATGACCTCAGGAGTATTGTCCTCAATCATCCACCAGTTGATGAAGTCATTCAGGAGTTCATACTCAGTCCTGAAACCTTTGTAGATGACGTTCTGCTGTTTGTTATTGAAGGGTCCTTGACCCCAGGTGCGAATCTGTTTGGTAGTGTAGTCCTGCACTGTGATGAGCAAGACTTCCTCTGCAGCAGACTCAACGTCAGGGAATCCATTCTCTGACTTGACCTCAATATCAATAGTAGAGATTTTGATCTTTGTGGTATCAAACTTAATCTCTTCTTCAGGATACTTCTCAGAAATATACTGATAGATGTACCTGTCGTTTCCGTAGATCTTGAAGTTTTCTACACCATCATATCGTTTGATAAACTCACGACAGTCACGAACAGTTCCAGGTTCAACAGTTTCAACACATTCGCCCTCAAGAGTTTTGTACTTTGTTTTCTTTTTAGAGGGCACAAAAAGAGTCGGGTAAAACTTCTCTCGGGTTGCGAAATGACGACCATTTTCGTAACCGCGAACAAGGAAGTGGTCCCCGACCATTTGAACGTTCGTATAAAAGCGCATTATGCAGTTAGTTCTAGATACTTAGCAATTACTGATTGTTTTGGATCTGCGATGGTCAGAATATCTTCTGCTCTCATCATCAGTTCTTCTTGTTCTGTTGCACCATTTGCCCAGGGTTCCATATGATCTTCACTATAGAAGCGATATGGTTTGATCAACTTGCAGTTTGGATCACCTAGTTCGGCATCAACCTCCACCACTTCAGAGATAATAACATTATCTACATCAAGAAGCAAGCACTTGATATCCTTATCCATTTAGTTTTTCCTCATAGAGTTTGACAACATCTTCAACAGGTTCAACTACAGTGACTACGGAGTCCGTAGGGACAAGGATGTTTTCATCCTTTGAAAGAAGAATCCAAGAAGACATAGTAATTTCTACACTAGTCCTATCCTCATCTTCCTCCATAAACATAGGTCTGGTAGCCACGACAACATGGGGTTTATTAAGAATGTACCCATGAGTCTCCTCACCTCTGACCAACTCTTTTGTGTCAGCGATAATCTGATCTCCAGACTTAAGCAGTACCAGTTTGATAGACATAGTATGTATTAACCTCCAAGTATTCTACCAAGAAAAAAGAGGGGCGTCAACTGGATTGTGCCAGTTGCCCCTCTGCGGCGACGATATTCAGTTTTATTTAGAGAAAGTCTTTTCGTTGATGATGCTCAGGAACAATCTTTCCCAACTCAATGGTTAGTAACCCATCCTCAAATACAACTGATCTAACTTCCGTTTCATCTGAGAGTGTCCAAGTTCTGGTGAAAGATCTCTGAGCCATTCCTCTATGGACATAGTTTCCTTGGTCTTCAGAGTCTTCGCGCTTTCCTTCGACAAAAAGTTTTCCGTCTTGTGTGTAGACATTGATTTCTTCTTTTTTAAATCCTGCAAGTGCTAGTTCTAAGCGGTATTCTACATTGCTTAGTTGAACTAGGTTGTATGGTGGATAGTTACTTGATGTCTCGTGCAGCGTCGAGAGACGGTCGAAGTAATCGTCCATACCAATACTGTACTTATTTATACGGTCCATAAGTGCAGGCAGATCGGCACTATGAAACTTCATTAAGTTCCCCATGGTTATTAGCTCCTTTGAAAGCGAGTTTGTGTTGTGTGATCCCCGAAGGCAATCACACATATTTATAGCACACTTTCAAAAAAACCTTATTCGGTTTCTTCTACCTTCTTCTTTTTAGAACCGATATTATACTTAGTCTCAAGAATCCAGTCTTGCTTATCCTTATATGCCAGAACCTTAATTTGGTTCAGAGGAGCAATCTCTTGAATCTTTTCTGCGTCAACAATTTCTACCAGACCCCAGTCTGCCAGGAGTTGTGCAATACGGTTACGACGCTGGACATCATTCAGCGTCAAGTTAGCATGTTTCCCATCAAGGGCAAACAGTTCCTTAAAATGCACCAGATAGTATCTACCCTGCTTATGCAAGATGTGACAAGACTGATAGATCTTTTTCTCTTTCCTAGAAGCAACCCCGATACGAGTCAGAGTTTCACGCACTTTCAAAAAGTCATCAGGTTCACGGAGAACCACTTCAACCATTTGTTCAGGCGACCACTTCACTTCAGGTTCTTGAACGACACTCATCCTTTTCCTCCAATATCAAGTTTTGATTTAATAAATGCAAGTTGTTCTTTTGTCAAGATCCGTAGTGCTTGTTTTGCCTTTTCATTACTATAACCATAATAACGTTTGACACAATCAAGGTCTTTGATCTTATCTTGTCGGAGCCAGGGAGAAAACCTCTTCTTTTTCCTCAGACTATTTAGATAAAAATCATATTGCAACTTCTTTGGGAGGAAATTATACCTGTTCATCTCATTGGAGAACATGATACAGTCCAAATGACCAGAGAGACAACGGTTGATGATGTATGGAGGATATTCTTTTTCTACAGAGGGATCTTCATCAATGAGATGCCTCTTGGTTTGATTGATTGAGTTGAGCCAGTCCTTGAGTTCCATAATTAAAAAGTACGAGTTCTTTACGTTCACGTTGCTCGCGCATGTACTCACCTACTGAGCGCATCGTGTAGGTAAGGTCGAATTCACCTGCTTGCCAGGACTTGAATCGGTCTTTAACCAACTGGTTGGCATTGTAACTGATAAGGCAATCCATAGAGCAAAGATCACAATCTGTGGCAAAAGTATCATGATCGAATCTCTTGTGCATAGCTCCCTTTTTACCGTAGAGATTATCTTTAATGTCATAAGGAGGATCTAGGTAAACGAATGCATGTCGTTCAGAACTCTCATCAAAAAGTTCTTCGTAAGTAAGATTAGTTATATGCCACTTAGCAATAAGTTTAGAATACTCTGGCAACTTCTCAATACCACGGAAACTGAAGTTATTATCAGATGCCTGCTTTGAGAAAGAAGAACTCTCAGTCAGACCACTGAAAGAACACTTATTGACAATATAAAAACTTACTGCTCTCCACAAAGAGTCAGTATTATTGTTATCAAGATATTGTTTAGACTCTTGAAACAATACTCTTGCAGATGCAGGATCAGGACATCGAGTCTTGAGTTCCAGAAGTTTATTCCTCATAGTCACACCATCCTTCTGAAGAACTTGCCAGAAGTTCACCAAAGGTTCATACAGGTCATTGACCCATACTTTGAGGTGTGGATATTTCTTTGTAATATGAAGTGCTACGCTACCACCACCAAGGAATGGTTCGCGATACTCATCATACTCACGGAGGTCAGGAAGGAACTGGTCAAGTTTCGTGCAAGCACGGGACTTACCGCCTGGGTAGCGTAGAGGTGTTTTCAGGGATTTCATAATCAGGTTTGTTATACTTCAAAAACTCCCAGAAGGTGAGTTTCATTTCCTTGTGAGTCATACCACAATGCTTTGCGGCAGCAGGTAGAGTCATCTTAGCACGGAACAATGCTTCATTTGCCTCTTGAACATTCTGAGGCGTGGTCTTCACTCTTGGTTCTACCAACTTGTTCTTGTCAATTTTGAGAAGACTCATAGCGTATCTCCATAAGGTGAATCATCATTACGAAGAAGAATTCCGTCAACTCTATTCAATAGTTCCTGCATACTCCCATGCAGAGCACGGTATCCAGTTCCAACATAAAGTTGTCCTAGGAGAACAGTGGCAGTCATAACTGCCCAGAAGTAATAATACATTCTGGACTTCTTTTGTCTTGGGTACTTCATTTGAATTCACACTCCACCATTAGTTCAGTTAGACAAGCGAGCATATTTATCTCTTGGTCTGCTACGAACGCTCCCTGATACTGATACTTAGCGAGAACAAGGACAGCAGCAGGAACAGAAGCAGGAACCAAGGATTCGTAGCAAGCGTCATAAATACGACGCAAAAGTACAGTAGTATCATTGTCCAGATTACCAACGATCCACTTTCGCACTTCAGCAAAGTTTTTATCCTTGAGATTCTTGACCAGTTCATTTACAGCAACATCAGAGAACGAAGCGAGAATACCCGCATCAATTTTACCACTTACAGAATACCTCTGAACTTCATTCAATACACGACGCCAGTCAGGGAAGTGTTTGTTGATGAGTTCTACCAGGACCTTGTTATCATATTCAACACCTTCTGCATCCAAGATTTCTTGGATTCGCTTGAAGAACTGAGCGGCGATGGACTGTCGATCTTTACCTTTGATTCCAAACTCGACAACGGAACATCGCGAGTGCAGGGGTTCAAGGATTTTATTTTTGTAGTTACAGGTGAAGATGAATCGGCAGTTGCCAGCAAACTCCTCAATAAACGCCCGTAGACAGAGTTGTACATCATTGGATGTGTTATCTGCTTCATCAATGATGATGACTTTGTGTTTTGCAGTTGCCGTAAGCGAGACGGTCGAAGCGAAGTTTTTCGCATTGTTTCGGACAGTATCCAGGAATCGTCCTTCATCGGATCCGTTGATGACATAAACGTCAGCTCCAAGTTCATTACAGAGTGCCTTTGCCACTGTAGTCTTGCCGATACCAGGAGGACCAGCAAGAAGCATGTTAGGAATCTCTCCTTTATCTAGGAAATCTTGAAACGTCTTCTTTGTAGAGGCAGGCAGAATACATTCAGAGATCGTCTTGGGACGATACTTCTCAACCCAAATAAAATCACTCATAGTCACTCACCAAGATTGTGGATCACGGGTTTTTCGTGAGCCAGTATACGATACAACTCAGCATCTTGTCCAGCAGAAACTGGAACAAACTCCTTTTCAGGATCAAACTCATCGTCACGAATTGCTTGATTGATGACAATAGAACCTTTTTCTCCAGAGGTGCTACGGTGATAAGTTCCGATGGGAACCACAAGTGCACCACTCTGGCGGTTGAGATGAACGATGTGATATGGAAACTTCCAATCTAGGTTGACAAGTTCAAACGTTCTCTCTCCTGAGAGGACACGATTATGGTCCACTTGGTGATAGTGGATATAGAACTGCTTTGCACCGATGACATCGTTTGGTGGTGAAATTGCTGGTCCTTCATGAACCACAAGATCAGATGCATTTGAATCATCTACAGAAATGTCATAGAACACAACATCAGGTGTCTCGCGAAAGACACGATGTTTTTTGTATTGAACCATCATAATTAATTAGTCAAGGGGTCTCTGATACATTTCAGAAACTAAATCAGTTGCTCCCATAGCTTCGTACATGTATGTTGCACCAGACCTGGGATTTGTGTGTTGCCCACAAGTAAATACATCACATACTGCCATCCCATTCTCTGGCCAAGTATGGATAGAGATATGAGACTCAGCAAGCAATGCTACAGCAGTAACTCCTTGAGGATCAAACTTATGAGATTGAACTCCAAGTAGAGTGCTCTCTGATAGCGTGGCAGCATTCACAAGAACATTGCGAATGTGTGCCTCATCATCTAAAAGTCCATATGGACAACCCTTCAGGGTAAAGAGAATGTGTCTCATCCGAATGTGGAATCAGGTTCCAGAGCGATAAAGTATGTGAGGTTGTACTTGGAGTTGGTAAACTTGGACAAGAGTTTAGATGAGACAATAACATCATAAGCACCAGGGATAATTTTGATGTTCTCAATCTTAAAGTTGAAAGTAAACTCTTTGTCAGTTTCTCCAACAACAAACTCTTCTGCGTGAGAGGTGTCGTTTTTCTTGTCACGGACAACCAGTTTAACCACACCAGCCCCACCAACAACAGACAGGTCAGGAAGTTGCAGAACAGCAGCAGCTTTTAAAACTTGTGAGAGGGTATTGCTATCCAGTTGGAAGCAAACGTCCTGAGTCGGAAGACTAATTTCCTTTTCAGGAGGAGCGATAATAACAGCAGGGTCAGAATAGAAATACTTACCCCGACGATTACCTTCACGGTAGGCAAGGTAACTTTCTTCTTTGAAATCCAGACCAGGATTGGTGTAAGTGCTCAGAATGTTCAAAAGTTGATTCAGATCATACAGA